CCCTTCCTTTCATCCATTGTATTGTCCGAGTGCTTCTTTGAGTAAGACTCTGATTGTTTCTGATCTTGTGGAATGTATCCGTTTGGATACCTGGCTGACCTGCTTAATCAGCTCGGCATCCAAACGGATGGTAATCAAAGTCTTTGCTTTCCTGCTCACTTGTACTGGGTGATAAGCGCTGATGCCTCACCCTTTTCAAGTTCGTCAAGCTTGGATATGTTGCGGTTGATAGCTGCGCTGCACAGATCAAGCACCTCTTTATTCTCAGAGATACCTTGGCTGCGTAGTACTGCACGCAACATACCTAATTGCTTGGGTGATGCTGGCTCGTTTGGATTCTTGATTGAGATATTACGTGGTCGTTCTTGCTCTTCGTTGTCCACGTACACAGCCCCGTTAGCTACAAGCGAGTCCATCATCTCATCTATGGCTTGCTTGTCATTCACGGCTGGCTTTGCAGCTGGCTGCATGGGTCGTGAAACCCAAACATCTCCACGTTCTACCTTCTGCATCTCTTCACGGCTAGGGCGTGCACCCTTGGCTGCGTATCCACAGTTAGCCAAAGCTCTGCCGATTGCGCTGGTCTCAGCGTTCTCTGCATGGGAGGTGCGGTTTACTGGGCTTGCACCCCGTAATTCCTCTGCGTATCCCGTTGCTACTGGCCTTACATCTTCACGGTCAAAGTAAACCTCTGCCCGCACAAGGATGCGTGTGTCATCGTAGTAGTGGATAGAAGTATTGATTCGACCATCTGCATGATCAGCCCAAAACTTTACGAGTCTGTCCTCTACTGTTTCGTAGTTATCTAAGTTGAACCCTGGCATTGTTATCTCCTTACCTTTGTTTTAAGAACACGAAAGCTCGTGTCCTTCCTGTATTTTTTTGACAGAGCTGGATGCTCTTTGTCAAACCTTGCTGAGTCAAACACATTGCGTGTCTGAGTTTTCCATGTCACCACGATATCGCCGTTAAGTATTCCTTCCTCAGAATTTTTCATCATCAAACCAAGCTCTGCTTTTAGATCGTTCTCTACTTGCTCAACCTGTTTCTTTGCTTCCTTGATTTGCTCAAGCTTGTTGATTACTTCCATTGCGGATGGAGGCAGTATGGTCTGCACACTTGATGACTGATTGTATAGGTCGGACACGTTGTCGTAAGAAAGCTTGGCTACCTCAGGTACAAGTCCTTGTTCAATCAGGTTTAAGAACTCATCTACTGCGCTGATGTGTATCTGTTGTTCATCTGAAGTAATGATCTGCGTGTACTGGTGCAACTCAAGGTCGCTGTCAAAGATGCGCCACTCAATCTGATTCGTGCCCACACAAATAGATTGCTGTACCCCTTGCCAGTACCATTGGCGTGGCAGTACACCATCCCAACGCTTCTTAGTTGTCTTGATTTCAAACGGCATACCGTCTGCGCTGATTGCATCAAGTGTTGCGATCATGCGGGCATCACCATTCTCAAAGCAGTACAAGATGTCGGGAGTATTCAAAACAATTTCTTCTAGATCTGCTGTCCATTGGATTAGGACTGGCTCAAGTCTGTTGCCTCGTTCCATTGCAGCGTTGGCTTGCTTTGGTTGCGGTGCTTCGTCAGCCAACAACTCAACTGCAAGATCTCCTGCTGTCATGTACTCATGTTCGCCGTGCACGGCTGCTGCGCTTGATGCTGCAATACGGGAGAGTCCATTGTGGTCACGCCACCGTACCTCCAACCATTCTTTGCTGCCATGTTGTGGCTTGCTGATTGTGTATCTCATGTTCTTCCTTTCGTGTAATACAAATGTATCACGTCAGGGGAATGGACACAACCTTTGATTCGAGATTTATTTGGAGACACTTGAATTCCTTGACCATTGCCGTGGGTATATGTAGGACATGATCAACGTCATCGTTTGGGGTGATGCTTTGGAATATGGTGATGTGCCCTTCCTTGCCACCGTCTGACTGAGATAGTAGGAATCCTGCCGTGCGCACGAGCACGGGGTCTTGGTCAAGGTCACGTATGTTGGTCCACGTTTCCCCGCCCGAGTGCGCGTCCATCCACGTCACGTATATATAGGTCAGCTCATTCTTCGTCATCGTCTGGTTTCTCCCCGCAGATTGGGTTGCGCGGGGGCACACCTTTATTTACGCACGCGCACAGGCGCGCGCGTGTGTGCGTCATGACTGCGCCTTTGGTAGGTATTCGTAACTGGCGTGCGACATGGACATGATTCGGCCCTCACGGGAGATTGCTATCCAAGTCGGGGCATCAGGGTCGCAGAGACAAGATGCCATTTTTGTCTCATCATATTCAAGGATGGCATCACACTTGTTGCAGCGAAGTCTCATAACCAGCACACGTACTCTGCGGTTACCCGTCCTTTATCTGGATCAACAAAGTGAATGCGCTGCGATGGTTTGCCCACGGCAGCAATAAAAGTGCGTGCATATTCGTTGTGTGATTCGGGTGAACCCGTCACAAAGATACGCCCACCATTAGCCATGGTCAATGCGGTCGGGGTATGGAAGTGCCCCATGTAGCAGTCGTTGAATGGTTCTACCACACCAGTAGACCAAGCGGATACTTTGCGCAAGATGTTTCCGAACGAACCAATCTCGTCACCGTGCACCAATAATACTTTGTAGTTTCCGATGTGGAATATCTGGTACCAATCATCTGACATCTGCCACTTGACATGCTTGATATCTTTGCAGTTGTTCGCAGCAATCTGGTAAGCCATGCGATCAATGTTGTCGCCTGCTGGCATGTCGCCTTTCTTGCCTAGCCTGCCGTGATTACCGAACTCACAAACAACTGTCATCTTCTCGAATGACTGAGCAAGAGAACGAATAGCACCCTCAATGATGCGAACTACCTCGAACATCTGTTCGTATAAGTGTGCACCTATCTCGTACTGTTGCCCTGGGAATATGCTGACACCTTCCACCATGTCACCACCCAGCATGACTACGCATTCTCTTACTGGGTGATGTGCTCGCTGGATCTCGGTGAGAGATAGCACTTTCTTAATCATCTCTTCTATTCGAGAAGATAGTGCAGGGATGTCATACGAAACAGTTTTCTTGCCAGCCTGCCAGTCGGTGAGATGAACAAGAGCTACCTCTGGTTTACCCTTTCTCGTATCCTTGATTGGTGGAATAATCTTTGGGCGTGGAGTAGATAGCAGCGAGTTAGCTGCTGCTTCATACACGGCATCTATTAGGTTGGCTGTTTTAAATTTGGCCTTGGCTTCAGCTCTCTGACTATGAAGCAACGCCTTCTTCAATTCAATTAGATTACTTTCAAGTTGAATAACCTCATTGAATTTACTCACGTTATCTCCAGCGTTGGATGGTCATGTTGGATACCTGCACCCCGAACTCTCTGAGTGTGGAACCAATAGCTGCTGATGAAATAGATTGATCTTTCAAAGCTGCTTCAAAATCTGCGTACGATTCTTTATCCAGTAATTGTTTGATTGCTTCCCGTGGATTCACTTTGATTTTTGTTTTCAATGATTCTTTGAATTTGCTCATGTTTCCTCCCGTTTGTTAAGTGCAACCCAGGGGGCAAAGGAAGGGAAGAACCAAAACCCCCCTGGGCTGCAATGAAACTATAGTACACATGTTGCAACTTGGCAAGCATTACGCTACTGTGTGAACACAATTTACTAGGCGCATGGTTGTGCCCCTGTCGCAAGGGGTGGGACGTAAACAGGGGAACCTGGGTCGATTGCCATGTCATGTGGCAAAGCGCTGTGATTGAAATAGGGAGTCGGACTGAGGCAACCCGACGGGGGGACACAGACAGGTCTAGCTAATTGTTGCTGTGATCGTTGATGTGGTTGTCAAGTTTCTTCTCAACTTTGTCAACCTTGGTTTCAACTCTTCCTACACTTCTGTATATATGTGAAAGCATTCCCGCAACGATGGCGTGATCATTCTTGTTCTCTTTACGGAACTGCGCAATCAAAGCAACGAGCACCCCACCTACCGTTGTTACAACAGCAGAAAGTATTAGTGCCCAACCACCGTCCATGTCATACGGCTTTCTGGCTGTCCAGCCATGCTTGTACGGCTGCTGGTACGTTATCCCCCTGTGTATAGCGCAGGTGCCAGGGTTCTTCTGGAACCACCTCCCATGAAAATCCAAAGTCAAGTGCGTTCTTAAGCATCCACTCAAAGCGTTTACCAGATGCTTCGCTGATATCCACGGCAATCCCGAGGTTGTGCTGCGAGGTACCAGGAGCAGCCAAGCTAGCAAGCTTCTCAGATTTCTTGTACCACTTAACACCATCCCAAGTACGGGTTGATGCACCAGCAATAGGTTCCTTTTGATAGCGCTGTAAGAACGCTGTGGTTTGCATCTCTAACGATCGATATGTGTCACCAGCTGATGTGGGTTTAAACGGTTTGATGCCATCAGCTAACGCCTTTGCACGCATCGCATGATATGCATCAGCTGCACGCCAATGTAGCTTACCGTAAGGTTGTACGTCTCGGAGAAGGGAAGCTGGAAGGGCTCCAGGTTTTACACCTTTAAGATCCGCAGGCAGTACAACCTTAACGATAGGCCACTTAGACATTACTTCTTTTTCTTTGCCGTACCAAACGCTGCAGAAATTTCTTCTGATGTAAGTTCGCCATCAACAGAAGCTGCTGCAAGTTTTTGCACTAC